GTATTGACTTGTAGAATTGTACCTGCATTATAACCAGTACCAGATTGCCCAACAGAAATATCTGTTGTCATTGGAACAATTCTAAATGTTAGTACGTTGTTTTCGGTATCTTTATAGTAGATGTAATCTCTATCTTCTTCTGCATCAGACAGTGATGGGTTAAAATCACCAAGACCAGTAAGATTAGAAATGTATGCTTCTGTAATTAGCGTATCACCAAGATAGAACTGAATGATGCGCTCTACAGTAGCAGACGCCCAAGTTCTAGTCTCAGGAATATTTGTGTATGGGTCAACGTAAACATAATCTTGAAAGATTCTTTTACCAGTGAGGTCAAAGACGTTCCAGTTGCTATCGTTTAGTATTCGAATTGAGGTTACAGTAGACCACTTACCGTCAGACGCTCTTAGAATATCATTCTTCGGATAGTAGAATTCGACATTCTCATTAAAAAGAATATTAAATAGGAACTGGTATGATTTTTCAGTACCCTTAGATGCGTAGAATGAACGAATATTTTTGATAAGAGTTTTCTTATCAACTTCAATATCTTTTGGAATTTGAGTTAAGAATTCGGCTTCAAGATGTTGTAGGTACAAATCAACAGAAGTGTCTACATCTTGACTTTCTAGTAACTTTTGTACTGTGTAATGTGGATTACCCGGTTCTGACAACCACTCATAATATGCTTCAAGAAATCTTTGAAACATAGGATATTCTGAAGACACAAATCCCGGAAGTTGGTCACCGAGTGCATATTTAATTGAGTTATCAATATGGTCAACTCTAGTTAAAGAGTTACCCATAGATAGAGAATTGCCAGACTGATAAAACAGTTTCGGTACAGGACCCAAAGGCAATTCAATAGTCACAATACCTTGGTCTGCGCCATTGTTCTGAACTAATACGTCATACTGTGCGCCATCACCAAGAACCCTATCAGTCTTAATATAGAAGGGGTGACCAGGAGCCTGAACATTAAAGTTGTATATCGTTCCACTTTGCAAATCCAATGGGGGATTTGCAACACCATCAATCTGATATGCGCCTTCACTAAATGTGACTGTATAGGTAAATGTTGATTGTGCCATTACGTTTACCCTGCTTGATAGATAGAGTTGATTTTATTAGTGTACCGAATTTGAGAATCAGTAGCATTTACAACAATATCATCTTCAAGAATTTCTAAGATTTGATTTCGAATAGAGAAAATGTCTTGTTCACGAGGAATAATACTAACAACAAGTTCAGTATCATCAACTGATTCGGGTCTAAAGTTTATAATATCAACCTGCCCAGTTTCGTAATTAACAGAACCTTTGTTTGTGTCAATTAAACGTCTCTCACCAATAACAAGTTTGTATACGTTAATTACACCATAACCATCATCAGACAAATAACAGCCAGCATCACCAAAGTAGGTGAAGTTGTTTGTGTAGATAGAACCAAAGTGACCTTCGTGTGGATAGAGAATTGCGTTAGAAAACTTTGTACTGTATGCTTTAGATGCGTTAGGTGTAACCACCAACTTCTTCATCAACGACATTGAAATGGAAGAGTTTTGAATCGCAGGGTTTGCAGAATCAATTGTTCTCAAGAATTTTGAGTATCTAAAATATGTGTTGAACTGCTCCAATTCGACTTGCGAAAAATTAAGAACTGCATCTTTTACAAACTGTTCAATATCAGATGCAGAATATGAACCAACTTCACGACTGAAGTATACGTTAATCAGTGGGCGAATAAAGATATATGATGGGTCAATAATTTCTGGTGTGATAGAAACGACACCACGAGACTTCAAAATACTATCTTTAATTTGTTCTTTTGCAATATCATTAATAACGAAACCTGTTTTTGGTTTCATTGCAATAAACACTTTACCGTAAATTGGTGGGTCGTTCTCTTCCCCACCCCAAGAAGTTACTGCTTGTACGTCTGCATAATTCTGTAGAATTGCAGTCTTGTAGTCTGTAGATGTAACAACTCGGTTCTGTGCATTAAAGTTTAAAGGCGCAAGATATCTAATACTCTCTGTAGTCTCTCTTTCAGCACCTCCAGAAGATTTTGTATTACCTTCGACAAGTTGGATTTGTTGTTCATAGCCTTCAATCGGAGTAGTGTATGCGAATGTAGATGCGCCATTTGCATCTATGCCATTAGTTGTGAGATAGTCGATTAGAACGATATTATTATGTTCAAGCGCACGACCCATGCTACCATCACCGAAGTATACTTCGTAAAACTCTTTCTCAATCTCCTGTAGAAAATATGCAGGACTCTCTGAAGTCAAATCAGTGATTGAGGTAGTCTTCAAAAAAGTTGTTGTTGCTAGGTTCGTTGCAGAACGCTGAACCTTAACATTTAAAGTTGATGTGTCGATATTATTATTTGTAAGAACCATTCTCTGTGAAGAATTATTCCTATCAAAAACATATTTCTGTTCTACTTTATTACCTTCATACAAGTAAATATTCAATGTGCTATAAATGTAATTGTCACCCTCAGTGCGAACTTGAACTGCACTGTGGTCTTGCACTGTATTGAAGTAGTATGTTTTACCATCAATAACGGTTTTGTATTTTGTGTATTTGGGTACGATAATACTTGTGGGTAGAGGTGATGTTGTAGTCGGTACTGGAAGTTCAATATTAACTAAAATCTTTGACGCCGCCATAGAGCGTGGCGTGTAGCCAAGCATCTTTGCTCTGGACACAATACTATCACGCAATGTTGCAGTGTCAAGAAACATTTCATTTGCAACCATGTTTGCATAAAACGCATTGTAGTGCGTATTATATGCAAGCAAGTCCATAAGAATATTAATAGAAGAACCATCAAAATCAAAGTCTTTAAGTTGACTTTGGTTCTTTAAAAACTCTTTAAGATTGCCCTTGATACTATCAAAGTCGAGTTCATTAACTTTTATATTTTCTGCCATTTTTATCTAACTCTCTCTAAGAATGTGTCTAGGGAAACCAATGTAGGTAAATTTTCAATATAGAAGTCAATTCTAACTTTGAACCCGTTCTCATCTGGAACCCCCTGAACAATCACATTGTCGATTTTAACTCTCTTCTCAAAGTTTTGGATAACCTCAACAATACCAATTTTAATCAAATCTTCAGTATATTCAGTAAATGGTTCAAACAACAATGCTCTGATATTTCCACCAATCTCTGGGTGAAACGGTCTTTCGTAGTGACTAGTCAAAAGTAGATTAATCATCGACCTCTTTACGGCTTCAATATCTCGCACACGACCAACATCGCCCGTCACTGGATGAGCAATGAAATTCAAATCAAAGTCTGAAAATGTGGCGTTTGGTGCCGTAAGTCTTGACATTTATATGTTCCTATATTACTATCTTTATTTATAAGACAAAGCATCAACCACCAGCAAACACTGTACCACTACCGCCAGTCATTGCGCCTGCGTCTGCACTGTCCCCTATTCTACCGACAGCGATACCATTAATGAATACGGTGCCAGAACCAGCGTTTAAATTTGCTACATGGTCTGGGCATGGTGGGGCTGGTGGATGTGGGTGAGATACTGTAGGTGCCCCAACAACAATAACATTGATTCCATTAGCAGAAACAGTCCCGTCAGTAGCAGGTGCCGCAATAGTAGTGGAACCAGTACATGCATGTCCTGTTGATAAACTGTCTCCTACTCTACAAATTGCAGGCATTTTTGCATTTACTCCAAATTAGTCCTTGACAACCCTTGACAAGTATGTTATATTATAGGTGTAGGGTTTAATGTAATATTGATTGTATTATTGATTTAATTACTTCTTAGTTTAAGTTAGTTCAAGTCAATCTTAGCACCTTTAATGGCAACATTGCCTGCGGCTGTAATACTATAGTTGCCTGAACAGGTCGTCTCTACGTTTCCTGTTACATTCATCTTCACATCTCCGCCAGTGACAGTGATATCAATACCACCCCCACCGTCAACTTTGAGAATGACACCTGCACCACCGCTTGTCTGAAGATTTAGTCCAGCACCAATTGATACTGTCTTTCCTCCAGAAACCCCCTCAAAAGAAGCGCCGTTAATCATCATGTAGTGATTGTTCATTGTCTTTTGAACAGTGTCACCACTGGGTTGAAATTCAACTCCGCTTCCAGTTCTATGTCTTAGGTCCAGACGTTCTGCTCCAGGACTATCATCCATTTCCATAGAATGACCGCTCTCTGAAACCTGTGCTTTATTCAATGGATAAACTGAAGCATATGTCGAAGCGGGTTCATCGAAAGTTCCGCCAGCGCCATCGGGAAGACCTGTCATTGGTGCGGCAGAAGCATTTGCAATTCCAGCAGGTGGGGTTCCTGTTGTTGCTCCTGGAGTTCCTGCACCAACGCTCGGTACTGCTGGTTTATTCTCAACAACAGTGCCAACGCCAGCAGGACCTGGACTCACAGTAGCGCCAGGGGAAGGTCTGCTTGCTAGTGGTGCTGGACCCGCATCACCCAAGTCATCAGCAAACCCGCCGCCACCCTGTGTTGGCATAACTCCAAGAATGACAGGTTTTTGTGCCGTCTTACCATCTTGGAAAAATCCCATAACCCAGTCCCCAATTTTAGGTGGGGTAATTTGAGGTGACGGATTATTTGCGTAAAGTGCAATCGCCCAAGGTAATGCATTGTTTGGCAGAAGTGCAACATCGTCTGTATGCCATCCAAGCGCACGAACACGAACACGACCTAGAGATTCTGGGTCTGCTCTATCTACAACTCTACCCATGAACCATGTAAAGTTTCCATCTACTCCTGGGTTATTTTGTGCTATCGGCATTCTGTTCTACCTTTTTATAATCTATATTATCTTTTAGATGTTCAAATTCACTGACTTCACCTCTACGAAACATTTCTTCCATAGTGCTTGACGGAGCATCTTTCAATTTTTGTTTCGTTTCTTTGTTGCTCATATCAGTTTCCGAAGAGTTCTTTAGTCTCTTTAGTTTTTGGAATATTATCTTTAATCCAATCAAATACTTGTTGCTGTACTTCTTTGCGTTTTACAGGCGATTTACCTTCTTGCTTAATAGTAAGATATGTAAAGTCTTTAATTACTTTGTCTCCTGTAGAGTTAGGTCTATCAAAGAATACTGTGTTCTCTCTATTATTTAGAATGACTGCAACTTTACCATCAATGCCTGATGGAATAGAACCCGCAACAATTTGATACATTGTTTTTGCCGCACCTTCGTGGGTCTTCAAAAGAATGTCTTCTGGTACTACACGGTCACGTCCAGCATTGTTAGTTACTGCAACACGATAGTTAGTCAACACCCAAACAATGTGAATATTTTTTGCGTCATAGCCAACTGCTTGTAGTCTTGGTAGAACTTCTGTAATGTCACCAAGTTCTTTTAGAGTAATATCAAAAATAATATTTGGCAGTCTATCTTGTGATACATCAGACAAAAGTCCGTCAAGAGTCTTATCTTTAATTCCTGCGTCTTTAACTGCCATATGCAATTTGAATACGTCTTTAGGATTACGCAAGTTCAGACCAGATAGTTCTGGGAATCTACCTGTAGTATCATTAAGTTTCATAAATGCAAGTTTCCATTCGTCAACGTCACGAATCTTAAAGTCGTTTCCTTGCAGAAAGTTCTTAATAGCAAAGCCTTTACCTGAACCAGCGCCACCAGCAAGGAATACAATCTGTCCGTATTTTTTTCCGCCATTAAAAAGAATCTGCTTTTCGTTGAGCATTTGTGTTTCTTGTGATTGTGAATTCAACCACTCGCCTAGACTAAGTTCCATCATTTTCTCCTAACTTTAAATTGGTTCCATTGGTTCAAACGAACTATCTTTAACTACTTTAATTATCTGCTTATATTTAGACCCAGTGACAAATGCATGATTAATTGCTGTAATCATAACATTACCTGATAACTGTCTATCCAGTTGCAGACCTTCGGTCTCACGGGCACCGTTCTGAGGTAGTCTTAATTCTGCAATTTGACCAATCTTCCTATTCGAATTTCCTGGTAGTTGCAGTTCGATTTGCACATTACCAAATAATCCATTTTGCACATCTTGCGTTTGAGAAAATAGTTCTGCTCCACTTGGGAATGCTTCAGACGCATCATTTATGTGTAGTTTAAGAAATGACGCTGGCTTCATTAGCGCCGCTTTTGCTTCTGCCGTAAAGGGCAACTCTGCTTCCATCGACCCAATCTCTGCAAATACTTTCTCGACATCAGATTCTATATTTTCAACAGCACCTGTAACAGGATTGAAGTTAATCATTCTACTTGCAAGTGTGCCGTTCGTTAATTTTTTAACTGTGTCTCCACTATTAAGTATGTTGAAATGCTCAATCGCTTGATTCATTGCAGACAAGTTAATACCAGAGTTATTTGGAGTCCAGTGAAGACGTTCTCTTTGTTCAGAATCTTTAATCGGTTCAATATCAAATATTAGCGACTGTATACTTCTAAAATGGAATCCTTGAAGGTCTTCCCAAAATTTGTAGTCCGCTCCTGTTGGGTGTGCGGCTGATTGTGCAGTCTTTGTCATTTCTCTGATAATTTTGGCAGGTGACCATGCAGGGAATGACATTCTTCTTGGTGTTAGTGTAGGTTCTGAATCAAATACTTTTTCGATTGTGCTTTTTGTATCAGCCTTGATAGATTCTTCATAAATCTTTGTTGCCATATCAGAAAGCAATTCGCCGTCAAACCCATAACTCATTGTGGTGCCAGCATTTGCCATCATCTCATGTGATGCAAAACTCAAAATGTAACTTTGACCATTATCACCTACTGCGCCTGCACCAGATATTTTGTAAATATAAAATTCATGTTCTTGTACATCTCCGCCAGGAGTCTCCCAAGAAACTTCTAAATACTCTTCACCGTTTATTGGTAATTTAGAGCGAAACCCGATAGTATCATAGACAGCAATAGTTCCAGTCACAAATGGTTTATACATGTCTTCATAAATATGCATCTCAAGCATAATGCCCGTGATATCTACGGGATTGCCAGTGCCTTGCAATGGGATTACGTTAAGTTTAGTTAGTCTAACGTCATCTGGATTATTTAAATCTGCCATAATAAATTATACCGTTGTCTTTTTAGGATTTAATATCGAAGACATTTGCTCTACAATAAATTGAACGTATTGGGGTTTGATTAATTTGACTTTACGTTTTGTATCGTTAAGTTCAGTCTCATATAGAATGTTTGAAACTTCTCTGCGGTCAGAAACTTGTGTCTCTAAAAACTGTTCATAATCTAGCGTATTACCGTCTACAATATTTTCATAATGATGTGTTGCTTTAGTTGTCGCTATTAGGTATTGTCCAAACTGCACGCCACCTTCTAACCTACCTTCATCACGAACCATAACTGTAGTTGCTTGTTCGCCTTTAACAAAATCGCCTGAAGTTTTTAGTATAATGATTCGACCTGTGCTTGGGTTCCAATCATGCACTGTTCCAATAGCACCACTAGTTAGACCAGTAATTCTAGCGCCCTTTGGAATATCTCCAGAGAATGAATTTGTATTCATTGTAATTCCTGGATACTTTGCATTTACATAATTAGTAAATGTCTGATAGTTCATACCGAATCCGAACTGACCATCAAATACGTCATTAGTCATTAATATGACCCAATGTAAATTTACATCTTCATAATACTTGTGCGCCATCATCTCAGGTGTGTCGCCCTCTTGCATCTCATACTCATAAAAGATTTTACCATTCTGCTTTACAACATTTTTAATTGCGGCACGAACAAGTAAGTTCTTGACAATAACCCCCTCTGGATTATCATCAAATGCGAATGAGTATGATATATTCGGGTACTTGCTAAATAGCAGACTCTTTTTTCTGGGTGCTTGTGCCATATATTATATTCCCCCCAAACTCTCTTTTGTGAGATATTTTGTCTCTTTAAACGATAGAGACAAGTCGATTTCCGCTGGGTTTTGGTCAGCATGAACTGCGGCAACACCTGCACCTGCATAATTAACAGTCACATCAGTAAGCACTGCTTCAGTGTATCCACCATAAATACTACCAGCCGAGACATTTATCG